GCCCGATAACAAAAAAATGGATTGACGATAATTTTATAATTGATGAGACAACACAGCGTATTAGATTTATGTTATTGGAACCAGGCGGATATATATTACCTCATTGTGACCGAGATTTTTCTGGGTTAGGCGAAGTTAATGTTGCTGTACATCAACCTAATAATTGCTGGTTTAAATTTTTAAATAATGGGATTATACCTTTTCAACCAGGCGATGCTTATATAATTGATACCAGTAATAAACATATGGTAGTAAATGATTCTGAAGATGAACGATTGCATATTATTTTACATACGAAAACTAAGAGCGGAATTATAAAGGAAAGTTATGCGTCTTGCTATCATAATCGATAATACTAACAATGATGCACTTTTGAGATTCACTCAAACTAAATTGTTTTTTGATGCTAAAAATCAATTTATAACTAATTTCGTTGAAGATTGTGTTGTAGTTGATTCTTTAGATCAAGCACTTGCTATAGCGAAAGATATAGAAACATCATTTATAATAAAAACTGGGTATTTCTTAACTACCACGTTTAGAATTAGACATAAAGATTTTGTTGGAACAATGATCGTTGAAGATAACGATGATTCGGTGATATATTTTGATCCAGATACCATTATCTCTTTTTATAAGAGATCTCATTATCCAGCAAAGTCTAAACAGCTTTATATCATTGAGAATATGTTGAAAACAATAAGCAATTCTAAAAAAATGATATATTTTGATAACACTGAAGAATTTATTCCAGAAGAAGTTTATAATGTAGATCACTTATATGGGTTAGCAAGCGGTTGGAAAACTGTAAGAGTTGCTAAACATATTGGTTTAAACAAATTAAAATCTATAACTGTATATGATTTTAATGAAACTCAACTTGATTATGCTCGGACGTTACATTCATGCTCTGAATTACCGTCAGAAATTAAGCAAGTACAGCGATCATATGGGATTTATAAAATTCCAGAAGACCTAATAAATTTTTGGAAAGAATGGCATAACTATCCGGTAAATTTCCAAGCTATTGATTTGTTTGACATTCCCAAATTCAAATCAAATTCATTAGTATGGATTAGTAATGTATTCAAGTACGAACCAACATTATTCACCTACGGGTGGGAAACGTGTAAAAAAAGTAAAAAGTCATTGATTAATAAAAATTATGACTGTATTATCAAAGAAACTTAATAAGGCATGAAAGGCAAATATTATGGCTAAACCATTTGACATATCAAAATTTCGTAAGGATCTAACTAAGTCAATCGACGGACTTAGCTTTGGATTTAATGATCCAACAGATTGGGTCTCAACCGGAAACTACACACTAAACTATCTAATTAGCGGTGACTTTCATAAAGGCATTCCTTTAGGCAAGGTTACTGTATTTGCTGGCGAATCAGGTGCTGGTAAGAGCTATATTTGCTCTGGAAACATTATTAAGAACGCACAAGAACAGGATATCTTTTGTATTCTAATTGATAGCGAAAACGCACTGGATGAATCTTGGCTACATGCACTGGGTGTTGATACCAGTGAAGACAAACTATTAAAGATGAACATGGCAATGATTGACGATGTTGCTCGTACTATCAGTGAGTTTATGAAAGGCTACAAAGGGATGGACGCTAATGAGCGCCCAAAGGTCTTGTTCGTAATTGACTCGCTGGGCATGTTGCTTACTCCAACCGACGTCAATCAGTTCGAAGCAGGCGAAATGAAGGGTGACATGGGTCGTAAGCCTAAGGCATTGACTTCGCTTGTTCGTAATTGTGTTAACATGTTTGGAAGCATGAATGTTGGAATGGTATGTACTAATCACACTTATGCTTCGCAAGATATGTTTGATCCTGATGACAAGATCAGTGGCGGCCAAGGCTTTATCTATGCCAGTAGTATTGTTGTTGCTATGCGTAAGCTAAAGTTAAAGGTAGATGCTGATGGTAACAAGACCAGTCAGGTACATGGCATTCGATCAGCTTGTAAGGTTATGAAGACACGTTACGCAAAGCCTTTTGAATCAGTACAGGTTGAAATTCCATACGAAACTGGTATGAGTCCAACAAGTGGATTACTGGAGATGTTTGAAGCAAAAGGCATTCTTCAGAAAGAAGGCAATAAGCTAACGTACACAAGTTCAACTACTGGTGAAATTATCAAGGAATTCCGCAAGGGATGGACAGATGATAAATTAATGGTAATCATTGACGAGTGGAAAGAAACTTCAATTAAGTCCACAGTTGTCATTACTGAAGAAGAGGAAACTGTAGATGAGTGACACAGAATACTTGGTGGCCATGTGGCAAACGGTTAAAGAATATATCCCCGCAAAGGATCGGCAGTCAGCTGCCGATCATGTAATCAATGAACTTGTTGAAATGGGAATTGATGATGAGGATCTTGAAGATTTAGCAGTTGATAAAGCTATGCTTAATGCTGTTAAAGAACACGTTGAAGTTAAAGACAAAGACGAAGAAGACGATGAATAATGTGGTATTCCAAAGTAACGTCGGATCTGGGAAATATCCCAGCATTTATTCAATACTATGAAGATGAGCTGAATAAAGCTCGTGTGGATATTTCTATCAAAGGAAATGTAGAAAAGAGTATAAGTGCGTTACCTGGAATAACTGAACAGCGTTTTAATCAATTACAAGAAATTGAAGCTGTACTAAACTTTCTTAATATTCAAATTCGTGTAATTAGACGTAGACACTTTCAAAAATACTTAGAGCATTATGCCCGTGCTCTAAGTAGTCGTGATGCTGAAAAGTATGTTGAAGGCGAACAGGAAGTAGTTGATTATGAAACAATTATCAACGAAGTTGCACTACTTCGTAATAAGTGGCTGGGTGTTATGAAAGGCATTGACAGCAAGCAGTGGCAGTTGAGCAACTTAGTTAAGCTTAAAGTTGCTGGAATGGAAGATTTCAGTATCTAAGAAATCCTAAATGTAATCCCATTTTTAGCGTGTTGTAGCTGCTAAATCTACGATGGTCTCCAGTATATGATAACCCATTGGTATTATCTACTATAATTTTAGCTTGACTCATAGTTATAAGATTAAACATATTAGCCAATTCACTCAACAACTTTTTATCTTGATATACCATATTAATATCACGATGCTTAGCTTCTCCGTTCATAATGATTTCAATCATTGGCGGAATATCTTCGAGGTTGATAAAGTCAAAGTATCTGTCTTGAGGTATATGAAATTCTCTGTTACTGGATGTAAAAATTTTTCTAAAGAAACGCTTGGGACTTTCGCTGTAATGAAACACCCCAAACAATCTTAGATTATAGAAGTTCTCATACTGTACAAGATCTTTGGCAATTTGATTTTTAACAAAGCCATATGAATACTTTGGTTCTGCTTTGAATATATCAATTTCTTCAGCATAGTTAACATCATTGTCGATATCAAATTCGTGTCCTGTACCAATATTGATTAGTCGTTTGAAACGATGTCTGTTATTGACCAAATTATCCCACATTCTTAAATTATCACTGACAATGGTATCATTCATCGATTGTTTGAGATCATTTATATTTTCTCTTCCAACGAGAGCGCAGTGTATTACAAGATCAAAATATGTGCTGCCATTCATAAATGCTTTAGTTGCATTTGCGTCTAATAGATCTAATTTATCTCTGCCACAATCAAATACTTGATGCCCAACTTCTCTGAAATAGCTGGATAAGTAACTTCCAATAAATCCTTTAGCACCAGTTATCATGATACGCATTTAGCAGCCTTTCTTGTTTGATACTTAGTAAATTATATATGAGGCAGGCAATCTTTACTAATTACTTTATTATAGGATTTACAATGTCTTTGGAAACTTTAACTATACTAAATCAATATCAAGATTTTTTAAACAATATTGAAACTGTGTCTGACATGGGCTGCGGCATAGGTACTGATTCAAATTGGTGGGCATCATTAGCCAAACATGATGGTACTCTGCGAAACATAAAAGTAAACGCTATTGATATTAAGTTAGATAGCAGAGTAACTTTAAAGCATCCTAATATCAATTACATTGCTGCTGATTTTTCAGCCAGTACATTGCCTGCCAACAGCCAAGATTTTGTGTGGGCACATGACAGTTTCCAATTTAGTTTAAATCCATTTCATACACTAAATCATTGGTACGATATCATGAAAGTAGATGGGATGTTGTTGATCACCATACCATACTGTCATTCTATACATTCTCACAGAGATTTTCAAACAGTAGATATCACACATATGTCCAACAGTTATTATAATTGGACCTTGGGTAGTTTAATCATGTTGTTAGTTGCTAATGGTTTTGATTGTAGACAAGGACATTTTAAATTTGATCGAGTTAATGGTTGGATACAAGCAGCAGTTTATAAATTGCCAACTCGTCCAAATCCAACTATATCTTGGTATGAAATGGTTGATGAAAAGCTGTTGCCAGCAAGTATTGAAGCATCCATATTGAAGAATGGTAATTTCAATGAATCTGATATTGTTTGTGAGTGGATTGATCGTAGTCAGTATATTTTAGCATTATAATATACGCAGTTAACTGGATTTTAATATCAAATTAACAATTTCAGTTGACTTTTGCAATGCCATACTGTATTATAGATAAATAATAGACGGTTGTTTGTGTAGTAACAGAGTAAAAACACAGTCTATTTTATACAACCCAGCTGATACAATATTGTGTCAGTGCAGAACAAAAGGAAAGAGAAATGAAGAAACTTATTACAGCATTGTTTGCCCTTGCGGCAGGCGTATCAGTAGCAGCCGCTGCTGATCTACCATCCAAGAGTGCAGCCGCTGCTCCAGCAGTTTCAACAAGTGCTTTTAACCTAAGTGGATGGTACGCAGGTGGTTTTATCGGTGGAAACTTCGATGATACCAACAAGTTCAAGTACGACAACACTCCTAAGGTTTTTGGTGGTGTTGCTGGATACGAGTGGAGCAAGTATATCCGCACTGAAGCAACTATCGATTATAACACTAAGGCTAAGCCAACTACTACAAAGACTGGGGAAACAGTTTTTGGTAATGCAGTAGTTAGCTATCCAGCATTTGGAGTTACTCCATATCTATTAGCTGGTGTTGGCTATGGCTTCGGTTCATGGGACAAGGTCGGCAAGAACTGGGATACAGACCGCGCCCTTTACAATGTAGGTGGTGGTGTACGTTATGACATCACTAAGTCTTTTGAAGTTGACGGACGTTATCGTTTTGTTAACGGAATCAATGGACCAAAGTTCGACAACAACCACATTGTAACACTTGGTGTAAACTACAAGTTCTAATTTGAACTGGGTGAAGAAGGTACTGCTTAATTGTAGTACCTTTTTTCATGACTTTAATTTGACATTGTTATAAATCCTGTTATATTACTAACATTGAGGTAACAAATATGGATCATTTTGATAAGTTTTTGGTAGCACTTGAAGAGTTTGTAGATGCCCGTGACGATGCTTGGATGGAAGAAGAAAATCACAATTATAAACACGCAATTGAAATAATTGATACAAGAGCAGAACCTGCTAAACAGCGTATGAGAGAAGCGTTTAATATGGCTGTTCGTGCTGCTATTGATGAGTATCCGGCTGTTAGGAAGACCTACTTTAAAATGGAGATCTAAATGAAATTTGTCACCGTTATGGACATGTGGCTGCTGATCTGTAACATTGGCTTACTGGCTTGTCTAATTTATGTTGTGCGTCAAATGATTACTTTGGCAAAAGAATTTCAAGCATGGAAATATGCCGAAGTTATTGACAAAGAAGTAAAATATATTATACAATTAATTAAGGATGAAAGAGATAATCTCGAAAGCAGCATGACTACTGCTGATATCGATATTAAAATTGAATTCTGCGATGATATAATTGCTCAACTTGAACGTCGCAGAACCAAAAATATTATTGCGGCGGCTCAGGTAAAGTGATAAGAGAACACACTTATCGCATAAATAAATGCGATAAGGATCTGCTCAAATGAACAATGGAAAATATTATACTGAAGAATATAAACAAAAGCAAGCAGCAAAAATTGATCGACGATTTGGTCCTAAAATAAATCATACTAAACAATGTGCTGCTTGTGAAAAAGAATTTCTTTATCTTGGTAGAAAAAATACTAAGCAATTTAATGAAGCAAGATTTTGTTGTAGAAGTTGTGCTAATAACAGACAAGAATGGTGGAATGAAAATGCCACTCATTATGCAACAATTGCATTTCAACATCATGAGAGAAGATGTGTTATATGTGGTTTTGACAAAGTAGTAGCAGTACATCATATAGATGAAAATAAGAAAAATAATGATCCATCAAATTTGATACCATTATGTCCAAATCATCATGAAATGTACCATAGTAGATGGAAACCTGAAGTAGAACCTTTTATTAAAGAATGGCAGAATAAATTTATTTGTAGTTAATATAAAAAGATATATAATATAACAAATGGGGGCAGTAGTGGGTGTACGGATTTCCCTTGCACGGAAATTGTCTATGGGGTTCGATTCCCCGGGCCTCCACCATCAATTAGAAATAGGCTTCAATGAAAAAGATTAAGGTATTCTGGAACATTAACGAACTGGCAAACTGGGATAAAGTATTCAATCAACAGTTTGAATGTATGGTTAACAGCGGATTGATGGCAGCTGCCTCGGATGTTATATTAATGGGGAATGGCCGTCGGAGAACATTTACTCCACTGATCGATTCTCATCCGGAATACCCTCAGATGGCATTTACAAGTGTTTGTGATAGTGCTGCCTTATGGGAATATCCAGGTTTGATGTTCATGCAACAGCAAGCCAAGGAAGCAACTGAGCCATTTAATATCTGCTACATTCATCTCAAAGGACTCACACGTTGGGGTAATCCTAATGTTGAAGATTGGAAAGCTTGGCTTAACTGGTGTATCATTGAACGTTGGCAGGATAATGTTAAAGCATTAGAAACACATGATACCAGTGGACCAAATTGGGAAACAGACCCATGGCCTCACCACTCCAGCAACTTTTGGTGGGCAAACAGCGATTACATTGCTAAACTTGAACCATTAGTACATCCTCATAAGTTAGTTTCTTATAATGCCACACAATTTAAAGGACACGGGCATTGGCGGTTTGATCATGAAGCTTGGTTAGGCAGCGGGAACCCAAATGCTCATGAGATTGCTCGCAGCTTTGAAGTAGGTGGCGATCATTATAATAAGCCATACCCCAGAGAACTTTACAGAGATGACTGACATTCATGTTAGAAAGTTTCTGTTAGAATCTTTTTATACAATTGGAAAACTTCCCAATCATGATCTGATAAAACAGCAAGTATTAGATAGTATAGATCACGCACAGACTGATAAGTTAGTCATGCGTGATTCTTATTATTCTGACAGTGTAAACAGATTAGATTGGAGTAAATGTGAGGACTTTTCAAGACCTTGGGTACAGATATTAAAACCACATATACAATCCTATTTAGATAAGTTAGCTGTAGCTTTAGGTTATCAAATTTCAATCATTGAACAATTTTGGTTTCAACAATATGTTAATGGCGATTCACATGGCTGGCATACACATGGCAGCAATTTTACAGGTGTATATTATTTAGAATTAGATGAACTTAGCCCAAAAACAGAAATAATTGAACCCAGTAAACAGAATAAAAAAATGCAAATGGATGTACACGAAGGGGACATTTTAATGTTTCCCAGTTATGTTATACACCGTGCTCCTGTAATGAATAATGACATTAGGAAAACAATTGTCAGCTTCAATTTCATATTAGATCTAATAGAGCCAAATACTTTAATTAATATTAATCAATTATGATTCAGCAGATAATCCAGGCCAATCATGAGTTGGCCATACTACATTAAATGGATCACTTAAATCCATAGCTTTAGTAGCATTAATCCAATTTTGAATAACAATTAATTCTTCAGGCGGTTCGTTAGGATCTTTCAACTGAACAGCATATATTCCTAATAAACGATTTTGTTCGTCTTTAACATTTTTTAATTGAGTATCAAACAACTTTTTCTGTTCAGCTGCTGAAACTTCTGCAACTTGCCAATTTTGTTGCCAAGTTCCATCTTCATTTTCTGTTTCATATTCTGTAGCAGTTTGATAAGGAGTTATTGCTGGCATATCAGTTGGAATTACTACAGCATATCCTAAGCTTTCAAAATATTTAGGTGGCGGATTAGAATTAAAATCAACATGACTTAACACATATCTTAAATTTTCTTCTGTTATTAGATATCCAACTGGCTTACCATCTACAAATTGTTTAAAGAACATAGTTAACTCCATGAAATCTTAACTTCCCCTGCTGCGCCATTAAATCCGCCACCGCCTCCCCCGCCTACAGAAATTGGAACCGACGTGCCTTTAGGAAGAGTATCAGGCGTAAATGTTATTTCACTCCAGCCACCACCACCACCTCCGCCGCCGCCGCTATATCCAGGATCTTTCGAACCATCGTAACCAAACCAACCACCACCACCGCCACCGGGTGCATACCCAGCTGATCCTAAATAATTGCCGCCATTATATGGTGCGCCAGCGCCGCCGCCAGCAGCTTGTCCACCCGCATTTCCGCCTGTACGACCACCACCACCATTACCATTTTCGTTTGATGTACCGCCAGATGCGCCGCCACCACCACCAGCGCCACCTACACCTCTTCTGCTACCGCCGCCGCCTCCTCCGCCACCACCACCAACAAGTGTAGTGCCTGGTAATGAAACAGTGCTTGTGCCGCCATTACTGCCGCCACTACCGCCTGCGCCACCGCCTCCACCCCAGCAATCGAATCTGATAGTATTTCGAAATAGTGGAGTTACGAAATTATAGTTTCCTGGAGTAGCATATATAGTTGAACCAGCGCCAGCAGGATCAGTTGATCGCTTAGAAAAGAACATTGAAAATTTTAAATCACTGTATGGAAACTGACCGCCACTTAAATCACTTGTAGTATATGTAATTTTAACAAGGCCTGATTCGCCATCGCCTCCAGCTGGACAATTCCAAGAAGTTGTAAGTCCCCCTGCTCCGTAATCGCCGGTACTTTCATAACCATGATCATAAAGACCGCCTGCTGCACCACCAGCACCGCCAGCACCAACAACAATAGAAATCGATGTGCCAGTATTGATTGATGATATTACTTTTTTACAATAAGCTCCGCCACCGCCTGTTGTATTGAATGATGGGCTATTTGTTAATCCAAATTGAACATAGTTAAAGCCACCACCGCCACCGCCGGGAAATGCACCCGCTCCAGAATTTACAGCAGGTATGGCCCATACATTATATGTTTCATTAACAGTTGTTTGTTGAAGACCTACTTTTCCATCCGATCCTCCATTACCACCACTGCCAGCAGCCGCGCCACCAATTGCGCCAGAACTGCCAGAAATATTAACATCGCCCCCTGTTGCTGTTCCGCCTACTCCATTGCCGCCTGTTCCAAGAAAACCACTTTGTAAGCTATATCCTGGGCTTCCGCCATTTGCTGTTAATACAGTAGCACCAATAGTAACAGTTGTAGTCCCCCCAGCTCCCCCGGTTGTCCCACCACCACCGCCACCGCCGCCAGCACCCCATGCTTCAATAGTTACAGGAGAGCCATCATTATATGGCATTGTGAATGATGAAGACCCTACAGTACTAAAAACTTCAGTGACAATACTTTTGATTGACCCAAATGTTAATCTGACAAGTCCTCCAGCCCCAGGACAACCGTTTGGAAAATTGTAAGTAGCGACAAACTGTGCATCAATATTTTCACCACCAATTCCTTGAGATTCAGTTAATTGTCCACTTGAACCGCCAGCTCCACCTGAGCCAACAACAATTGTAATAACTGTGCCTCCTGTCAACGATATTGTTTTTTTACAATAAGCGCCACCGCCACCGCCTGTGTAAAAGGCTGATAAGTTGTTAAAACCAGGAAAAGATTGATGACGAATACCACCTCCGCCACCACCAGGTAAAACTCCGGCTTCACCCGACGAATTGGCTCCTCCCCATGATGTGCCAATTGGACCAGCTGATGCTGTTAAAAGTCCTGGTGTCCCATTGACACCGCCCATGCCGCCATTCGCTCCACTACCTGCTGTGTTTGTCACTGCTGCATTAGCAGCGCCTCCACTAATATTAACATCTCCCCCTGTTGCTGTGCCTCCAGTACCGCCAGATCCTGTAATTAGACCATTTGGGTATGATCCTGCACCAATAGTACCAGGAGCGCCGCCACTTGCTGTTAAAACAGTAGCACCAATAGTAACAGTTGTATCGCCGCCGGCAGTACCATTACCAGCACCCGACCCGCCACCACCAGCACCCCAAAGCTCGATAATTGTATCACCTGAATTGCTTGGCATAGTAAAGGTATAAGTGCCAGCTGTAAATTCTCTTACAGTATTACGAGTAACATCATCTCCGCCAACATACCAATTTTGTCCTCGATGAACCCCTATCGAACCAGCACTAAATTCTGCGGATATTTCAGTTGTTGTGAGAGGAGTTCCTCGACCTTTGACTGTCATTATTATTCCTAATAGTTTCGTATATTTATTGTTTCAACCATAGTTTATAAAGAACTTTTTCCAATTGGCGTGCTTCAATTTCCCATGGCATATCTCTGTACAACATGTCAGCGTCATACAGATAATTTTCATAACGATGTACAGGTGCTTCGTAATCTCGTAGTTTACCAGTGGCATATTGCCAAACATGTACCATTTCGTGTGCCACTGTGGTTATTATATCTTTTACGTCAGTGAGCCCACTATTAATTAAAATAGTGAACTCTCGTGGCTTAATACCAACATCATGATGATCACATATACCCCATGCATCACCAATTTTTTGAAATCTTAAATTTACTACAATGACGCTATCTAATCTTTTATTACTTTTAAATAAATGCTGACGAAAGAAAGTTATTGCTTTTAATGCCATTTTTCTTTTTTGGGCACTCGTCAGCATATTATCTCCTACATCTTATATTTTTTCAACCTGTAGTTCAAATTCTATATTATACTCATTTAAATAGCTTTTCATTGTATCGATATAATTTTTATCGCTTTGTGCTGCTGCGTTAGCTTCATAATCCCACCCATCTGGAAATAGAAAAGTCTTAGTGTATGTTAATCCATCTGAGCTTATCTCTACAGTAGGAGCTTCTAATAATAGACTGTCATACCCTAAACTATGCTTAGCCATTTCTTCGCCTAATTTGTCAGGAGTATACCAATCAACTGTTGTATTTGGTCTAATTTGTGTAGAAGTAACCTTAACTGGCATCTTAGTATCCTTTTTCAATTATTTATCAGGTTGACAATATCATGTTTGAATATAATATAGCATTATGAGAGAGAAACAAATGCACACAGAACTTACCGAAGAGCGTGTTATGTATCTTGTTGAACTTGCTACAGAATACGCCATTTCACGAAATTTAGATGTGGATTGCTATTTGGAGTCCATGCTAAATCCCGACAAGATTGGGAATCACGACGCAGGGCAAATCGTTGAACTGCTTATCAAATACACTAAGGAATGGTTGGATCGCAAATGAAAAACTGTGTGAATTATACAACAGCACTGGCTACAGCAGGACTCAATCCAAGGGATTATCCACAGGAAAAGTTTGTGGAATCTCACCCTGTTTGGGTTGTTCTACCCAAGGTAGAAGCTATTGTTTATGGGCACGAGGGGTGGGAAATCACTAAGGTTTCCAATGACTTATACTCTATTGAAATCATTGAGAAATTTGGATAAATTATTACAGTATCTGTTACAAAAATCCAGTTGACGTATCTATGGTACATGCTATTATGTATTATAGGGAATGAGGAGAGCAGCATGTCTTACGTCGTTTACAATGTTGGAACCACCCAAACTGTTAATGAGAAGCGTTGGGGTCGTGAGACCTACAAGACTGAGGCTGCTGCCAAAGCTGCTCGTACAAGAATGATCAATAAATGGAAGCATGATCCTGCCCAGCTTGCTATTGCCGAAGTTGCTTTTTATACGCAGAACATTGCTGCTACTGTTACACGCACCAATTTGATGACGGGTACGACCTATCAAGAAAGCGTGAATACGCCCCTCTGTTGCTCACCCGCCAGCGAACAATTTTGGAGCATGTAACACAATTTGTTACAAAAATATCAGTTGACATATCCTTGTTTGAGCTTATTATGTGTATATAGGGAATGAGGAGAGCAGCATGTCCAATGTTATCAAAGTTGACTTCCGCAACGGCAAAATGAGCGAGCGTGAACAGTACCTCAATTACCTTGCCGTAGAATTGGACGAGATGGACTTCCAAGACTTTGTGGAAGCTGTGAACGATCCTGATGGTGCTGTATACCGGGGTCTCGACGAAGACATGCAAGTTTTGATCACTGCTTTCTTTGCCAAAGCAGGTTGACGTAATAGCATAAGGTGCTATTATATAATTGTAATCCAAACAAACGAGGTACAAAATGGCTAATGTGCTTATTAAGTCGGGAACGTATCGTAATGCTCCCATCGTTAACATGTCCTTCCCACTGGTTAAGGACTATCAAGAAGGTGCTAAGGGAGGCTACGTGACTGTAGATGGTACTTCAATGGGGCGTGACAGGATTCGTATTACTGTTGACCCCGACCAGTATGAGATTGATGGGCAGGTCACTGCTCCGATCGTTGCTGCTAAGGTAGAAGAGTCTGACGAGGCAGTTATGGAGCGTATAGGCGAACGCTTCGACATTATGGATTCAATGACTCAGGCAGTTGTCGACGGTGTTGTACGCTCGATGATTGTTGTGGGTCCTCCCGGTGTTGGCAAGAGCTTCAATGTTGTTAAGAAGCTTGAAGAAGCTAACCTCTTTAATATGATTGGCGGCGACATCCGTTTCGAAGTGGTCAAAGGTGCCACAACTGCGTTGGGCTTGTATGCCAAGCTTTACGAGTACAGCCGTGAGGGCGATGTGCTTGTGTTTGACGATTGCGATAGCATTTTGATGGACGAGCTTAGCCTCAACATTCTTAAGGCAGCGTTGGACACTAACAAGAAGCGCACCATCCATTGGAACAGTGACAGCAAGTTGCTTCAGCGTGAGGGCATCCCCAACAAGTTTGACTTTAAGGGTGCGTGTATCTTTATTACCAACATTAAGTTTGACAGCATCCGTAGCACTAAACTTCGTGACCATTTGAGTGCGCTGGAGTCTCGTAGCCACTACATTGACCTTACAATGAATACCATGCGTGACAAGCTGCTGCGTATCAAGCAGATTGCTCGTAGCGGCGAGCTGTTCAAAGAGTATCGTTTTGAGAACAATGAAGAGCAAGAGATTTTGACCTTCATGGAAGAGTGCCAAGGTCGACTGCGTGAGATGAGCTTGCGTTGCGCTGTCAAGCTCGCTGATCTGCGTAAGACTATGCCTATGAACTGGAAGCGTACCGCTGAGGTTACGCTGATGAAGAACGCTTTTTAAGGGAGACTAAAAATGGTACGTCGGTATAACACTGAATTTCGTGTGTGGGAAGTTGGTTATTGGGTTAACGATACTCTGTTCCGTATTGTTGACCTTGTGCGGGACTATGATGAGCTTGAGATCTATAGGGAGCCAGCGTGAAGGATTTTGAATTTTGTGACCGTGTAGGCAAGTGGTACCGTCCATGTGACTGGACCACTTGCTATGACTACAAAGGTCCCAGCAAAGCTCTTAAGCGACATGTTGATGGAGCATGGGAGATACCTTTGTCTTTCGCAGAACTAATGATCGAAACTGAAACTTACGTTGGCGCATTCTGTCAGACGTGCGGTAAGTTTATTAAAAAGGATGAAACAAATGAACAGTGAAGAAGAATTCCGTAAGTGGCAAAAAGGATTCAAGATCCAGATCAACTATGTACAACCGTGGCAGGACGATGCTTTTATTCGCTTGCTAAAGGATATGGAAAAGAGTAATACTAAGGAAGTCATTGATAACGAAATGATGGCAATGGACCTGTTGGAAACTGTGATTGATGACAGTGCCAATAAGGACGCTGTCGCAATGCTTGGCGCAATTGGGATCAAGTGTTAAATATTTTGGAGAGTTTTATGACACCTTTTGAATGGACATTGATCGCATCCTTCCTTGTGTTGCTGTTGATCAATACGTTGGTACAGTATAAGTTAGGATTTTCATCTGGGACTAAGGGCGGGTATACAGTTGGCATGTACCATGCTGTTCATTACTTGATGAAGCATCAAGCATTTGAGTGTGAGAACAAGGATACTGGTGTGCCAGCTACTGCTGCTGAGGTTGTTGTCCATATTATAAAGAGCAAAGAAATTGTTAATATGGGTAATATTAAAAAGGAAGAGATGATCAAGATGGTAGAAGCCAGTCTTGAAATGGAAAAAGAATAATATTAATTAATTACTGGCAATTTAGACAGGCAGCATGTAATGTGTTGCCTGTTTTTATTTTGATTTCAACACAGATAGGATGTATATTAACACAATGGCAAGTTGTAAGATAGTAATTCATGATGAAGTAAACTGTAAAGTTGAAGGACTTGATGTTGATATGCGGCGGCGCCTTGTTGCTAAATTCAAATATGAAGTGCCTTATGCCAGGTATCTTCCTGCTGTTAGATTAGGGCGATGGGATGGTAAGGTTGCTTACTTCCAGCTAAGTGGAACAACATATGTTAATCTACTACCTGACATCATTGAATGGCTGACTGATCGAAACGTACATATTGATCTGGATGATCAACGTCCACCAGCTCCTAAGTTTGACTTTGTTGAAGTAGATGAAGAAGCCTTCAGCCATGTTAAGTGGCCTAAAGGACATCCAGCTGCTGGTCAACCTATAATGCTGCGTGACTATCAAGTTGAGATTATCAATAACTTCCTTGCTAATCCACAGTGCCTACAAGAGGTAGCAACAGGCGCAGGCAAGACTATTATGACTGCTGCCCTTAGTTACCAGTGTCAGGAATATGGACGCACAATTGTTATCGTTCCCAATAAGAGTCTTGTAACACAGACTGAAGAAGACTATATCAACATGGGATTGGATGTTGGTGTTTACTTTGGTGATCGCAAGGACTATGGTAAGACACATACTATCTGTACATGGCAAAGCCTAAACAACATCATCAAGAAAGAAAAAGAATCTGATCTTACGATGGCAGACTTCATTGAAGATGTCGTTGCTGTCATCGTAGACGAAGTACACATGGCCAAAGCTGATGTGCTTAAGTCTTTGCTAACAGAACACATGGGGCATGTTCCAATCCGTTGGGGACTAACTGGCACAATTCCAAAAGAACAATTTGAATTCGTCAGCTTGAAAGTTGCCATTGGAGATGTTATTAACAAGCTCAGCGCCAGTGAACTACAGGATAAGGGTGTGCTGGCACAGTGTCATGTTAACATCATTCAAACTGAAGAACACAGTGAGTTCACAGACTATCAAAAAGAACTTAAATACCTCACAACAAATCCAGAGAGATTGGATTATGTTGCCAAGCTAACAAGCGAAATCATCAACACTGGCAATACACTTATATTAGTTGATCGTATTTCAGCAGGTGAAGAACTTGCCACAAGAATTCCCAACAGCATTTTTATCTCAGGCGACATGAAGACCGCAGATCGTAAAGGACACTATGATGAGATTGCCGAAACAATGGACCGAACTATTATTGCGACTTACGGCGTGGCTGCTGTGGGGATCAATATTCCTCGTATCTTCAATCTTGTTCTCATTGAGCCTGGCAAGTCTTTTGTTAGGGTCATTCAGTCTATCGGTCGTGGAATTCGTAAAGCACAAGATAAAGACCATGTTCAAATTTGGGACGTAACTGGTAACTGTAAATTTGCCAAACGCCATTTAAACAAGCGTAAACAATTCTACAAGGAAGCCAACTACCCATACACAATACAAAAAGTAAATTACAAATAAGGAATTTTAATGCGCATACTCACAGTAGAAAATACAGTATTTGAAATGACACAGTTACCAGAAGAAGTAACTGACTTACGTTTCTGTGTACTTGATAATAGCAATCCAGCAGAACCCGACTACTTCTTTCTACCACTTGTGTTTCTTGAATCATTTAATGATCCAGCACTTGTACTGAAGATTGGACCACATACTATTAAGATGCCCTACAACTGGCGAATACTAATTGGCGAAGCTGAGATAGGTGATCTCGAAGCACTACCACTGACCAAGTTAAATGACAGAGGGTTTGAAGCATTTACATTTAATCCCCTTAAGAGTTTTCGTGCGCAGTTCTTTCCCATTGAGATTGTAGATGTATATCAAGATGTACGTTGGTTCTTTCCCAAACTTAGGAATGGTCAAATGCTCTGTGTTCCTATTAGCGATGGGCCCAATCCAATCTGTGCTTATTTCGTAAAAGAAATTAGTCGTGCCAGCGAATGTATAGACATTTCCAAGATTGTGTAGTATAGTAAGACATGTCAGATAAACTCAACATCAAAAACGAAATGCGGCAGTTTGATACAAAGAATCGTGGATTCTACGATGAACTCACCGACGAAGAGAAAAAGAAGTTTAGCAATTTCCTAATGCTTCGTTGGGGCAGTAGCGTCAAAGGCAACAGCGATCTTGCCAAATACTATGTGTTGAGTATGAATCAAAATGTAAACAAGAACTTTTGGAGCTTGAATAAACATCCCAAGCTCCAATGGTTGTTGATGACTTGTGTAAGTCCAAACATGGGTGTATTTGATCACGAATGGCTTGCGTTCAAAGGCAAGGTTGCTAAGAACAAGCGAGCACAGTTTATTGCTACATTGTATCCAGCTATGAAAATGGATGAAGCAGAACTGTTGAGTGATCAAATCTCAGATGCTGAACTAACTGAGATCTTAGTAGAGCGTGGGTGGACTGATCAGAATATTAAGAAGGCTATGAAGGGCAAGGGCGATGACGATTAAATCTGTTAGGGTAGATACAACTTTAGGTTATGGAAATGTCAATGAGACATATGGCGGACAAGAGTTACATATACAAGCCAATCCTGAACTAACGGTTCTTCTACAGTGGTGGAAAGAATGGGCTCCAGTATTCATGAGTATGAATGATACAGTTAAGGATGCGTTGACTCAGGTTAAGGTAGTACATGAACTGAGTAAAGAACAAGATGGGCAACCAAAGACTTATACTTGGAATCAAACATCAGTATGAAGGCAGATATGTCAAGCTTGATTGCAGAAGCAGTAGCCAACGCAAAAGAAGGCGATCACAAATGTCAGTATTGTGGCAAAGGCTTTGTTAAAGAAAGCACTCTTGCTGCGCATCAGTGCGAGCCCAAGCGCCGTGCTCAACAGAAAACGGAAGTGGGAGTCAGCTTAGCTTATCAAGCATGGATTAGGTTTTATGAACTTACACAAGGTAGTGCTAAGCTAAAGACCTATGACGACTTTTGTAGAAGTCAATTCTATGGAGCATTTGTCAAGTTTGGAAGATATTGTCATAGCATCCGTGCTATTAATGCTACACGTTTCATTGACTATGTAATCAAAAATAATATCAAATTAGATCATTGGTGTCGTGAGAAAATTTATGATATATATTTGTTGCAGTTGCTAACAACTGAGGCCGCTGAGGACGCACTTGCCAGAGGAATCGAGCATATGCAAGAGTGGTCTGAATCAACAGGAGATCCATTTAATGATTACTTCAAAAGCATTTCATCCAATAGACTCGTCGGTGATATCAGAAACGGTAGGATTAGTGCTTGGTGTCTGTATTGCTGCGACACTGGTATTTTGGCTCTGGCTGAATTAAATCCAGAACAGATTGCACTGATTTGGCCATATATAGATTCTGACATATGGCAAAAGAAAATTAAAGATTATCCTGCCGATGCAGAGATGGCAAAGTATATTCTAAAAGAGGCTGGACTATGAATTACGGCGGTATTGATGCAGGCATTACTCCTAAGAGGAAGTGGGGCAAATGGCAAACCCAATTCTTGTGGCTACCAAAACGTATAGAAGGTCGTTGGTATTGGATGCGACGTATTCATTATAGATTTTATATACACAGTTGGCCTCCAGAAGTTTTTGGTCAAGAGAATTATGAACATCAATATGCTTTCAATCTCTTTGACCTGATGCAGAAAGATGCCTGTGAAAAAGTTTAGTGCTGATATTGACATCGACTTTGCTGATAGGGAAGCAGTATTGAAGCATATTCAATATATTCCTGCCAGTATAAATCGAAATGACGAATGGTCAAAGCATAGATCGGAAGAGCGTC